TAATGGATGTGCTGTTACCTCAGCCTGACGTTTATCAACTGGAGGTTGAATTTGTTCCGCTTTTGGTGGTTCTGGCGGTTTCTCTCCTTCAGGAGGAAAAGGTGTGGTTTCCATTCTAACATCAGAATCTTTTACTGTGCCTAGTTCCAAGTCACCTTGTGATATAGATTCGAAATCTTTTGCAAAGTATTGTCGTATGTTTTCATATTCTCTTTTGTAATCTATGTCATCAACTTCTTTTTTAGTTTTATTAAAAACTTCTGTGAATTGTTTTTGAATAGATTCAACCAAGTCAGTCTGCATACTATCTTTAGCCGACGCCATTGCATCTTTACCAAAAGTAAGTAAACCGATTGTACCACCTAACAATAATAAAGATGAAGGTAATCCTCCACCCATTGCTTTGCGAAAAAATGTTTTTCTTTTTACTCGTTTTGTCGCGCTGACAAATAGATTCACAATCTCTTTGTGTCTATTTTCTTCTTCACTCTTTTCTATTTCTTCGTTCAGGCGTTTGTACTGATAATCTTTTTCCTTCTTTTCTTCAATTTTTTGAAGTAAGGAATAAATTTCATTCAGTTTTTGATTGGCTTTATTTTCACCTAAACCCATTGCTCCCAATACTCGACTAAAAACACTTGACCCTTTAGGCTCAACAGATTTAGGTTTAAATTTATTTTTAAGACTTCCGGCGTAAGAGGATATAGGTGAATTTTCAACATCAGGTTTTTCCTTTTGTTGATTCATTGCTCCTTTTGGAGAAAGAAGATGTGCTATCTGAGGCATTATTTAAATTTTCTTTCGTTTTGTCTTTGTTTTATTTTTAAATTTTCTTCCTCAATATATTGTATAAGCATTGCGACGTAAACATCTCTCTCCCACGGTATCATATTCTCAAGTTCCGTAAGACTATATTTATGGTGTTGCATCAAAGAAAAATTAGTTCTATAATAATTTTTCAGATTGTCATGACAAAAGGTTAGCCGAAAAAATTTTCGAGCCCTTGAACATCAATGTTATGTTGAAATGAACATTTCGAGCACTTTATTTCTATTTTCTTTTCCAGTTTAGGCATATCAGAAAAAAACTCCTCGATTTTCTGAAACTGCTGTTGATTTAAATTTTCAATAAATTCGACCATTTCTTTCTGTGAGACTTCATTACCATAATAATATTGTTCTCCATCATATATGTAATCTACACATTCAGCAATCATTTCAAAAGCAACATCAGAAACATTATCCATTTGAGTTATTTTTTTCAATACAGAATATTCTGGATATCTAAGTTTGATCGTAATATCATCCGTCAATTGAATCAAACTCTTGTCGTTTTCCGGCATCTCAACTTTAATATCTAAAATATTTAAAGAAGTTTTCATCACATTATTACATATTTCACCATTTACTTCATTATTGCATTTATAACTATTTTCAATTAATTCACCTACAGACCTAGCTCTAAGATTTAAAAAATAGTATTCAACATCAATCACTGGTAATTTTTCAATATTGATGCCTTCAGTTATTGTGCAATTCGTTAAGACCTGTTTGACATTTTTTTCTATAGAATCTTTATCGTCGGCCTCCATAGCCATCAAAAGATTTTTTTGTTCTTTCACCAAAAACGGTCTAAATCTAATTTGTTTGTTAGATAATGGTAATGTCAAATCATAAATTGGTGTATCAATTTTTGGTAAAGCCATGTTTTAAACTCCATTTTTATATTCATCAATCAGGAACAGGGAAAGCTACAGCACTAGATAGGGGAGTAATTTCTGCATAAGGTCTTTCTGCAACAGGAGACACTTGCACATCAGTAGTTATTGTTTCAACAGGGGGTACAACACCAGATAATGAATCCTGCCCTAAATTACTTGGAAGTATTGGTGGTATATTCTGATAAATCTGATTTTCTAAGAATTCCATCGTGAGATTTTCAAGAGAATTGTTTCTCCAATTGGTGTATGCAAAAGATACGGTCAATTTATGATAGCCATCGGATTGCCAATCTAACGATAAAGGATTTACTGCAACGGGAAATGCATCCATCAAATCAACGGAATATGTGTTTTTATTTGCAACATCATATTGATTTATTCGTATAATTGCTGTATAATCAGCCTTATATTTTATATCATAACTATATGAAGGGTTTATCCAGTTCAGCCATGCATCAAACAACTTCTTTTCTCTCATGTCATCACCAACAATGAAAGTCAAAGAAATGTCACTATATGAAGTCATGTATGGAAATTTTTCTTCGACACCATAAATTTTCATGTTCGTTGTAGCAATGGTTCTACCTGGCAATTCTGCCGCCTCACATCGAAGATTCAATCTTCTAACCAACCCAATGTATGGCACCAATCCTATTGGTACAGGGACAATTACATCAAATCTATTAGGTCTAGCTACATCAGTAGAAAAGCTTGACTTAAATTGAGATATGGATCCAGCCATTAGTATACCCTACTTTTTATTTTATTAATTGATTCTTTGTAAATTTTCTGAGGTGTTGCACCCTTGAAAATTGCTGTCGGTAAAAATAATGCAGTTTCCCACTCATTTGGATATATCGGTACTATCCTTGTTTTAATTTGTGACTTCAAATAATGCTTGATGCAAGGTTTGAATTCTCTGTAATTTCTTGTAGCATTCAATATTTCATATGTAACTCTAAGTCTCTTAGGATCATCATCTTTGTCTAAAATGGCAAAATTCATGAGTTTATCCATGAATGCTGCTCTGTATCTCGGTGGCAAATAATGCAAATTCAGCCCTAAAAAACCATCATTCATAGGCTGAAGCGGTATCACCAACGGAAACATATCATAGTAAGGCAGTTCAGCTTTCGTTAAAGGATCGTAAAAAAAGTGGTATAAACCACCCATTACAAACCTACCTTTTCGGCTTTTATCGTTCACTATCTCTTTTGCCAAATTTACAGGCGATTTTAATTCTTTTATTTTATCCTGAAACCATGTGAAAGACTGTCTGGATAAGAATTCTTGATCCAGAGCAGTCCTTTGGGTCGCTAATTGAGTAAGTGTGGAAGCCATGCCATATTTATGTTAGAACCTATACGCTATTAAATCGTATCCGTCGATGAATGTTTTGTATCCCTTTTGATTCAGCACATACTCCATGTAAACGGCATTCGTGTATGTAATGTGTGCAATTTCAACTTTTATGAGACTCGGATTCACAACACCGTCCATCTGCATGAAAATCTTAAAATCGTAGCCCTCGGTATCAATTTGAACGAAGTCCACATCATGCAAATTATGTTTTTCGACTAGACTTTTCAGTGTCACCGTTCGTATTTTTTCTTTTACCATCATTGGTACAATATAGTCAATATGCTTTTCTGGTGTCAATGTGGAACACCCATCAGCCCAATCTGGTGCACCTTCCGTTCCCGGTGGTACTCGGTGAATGTAATCTTCACCATCTTGTTCTGTAATGGCGGCACATTCAAATTCAAGCCCATATTTCTGACTGTAGTTATCGACAAGCTTTTCAAACATATCTGTTAAAGGCTCTACTAATACACCTTCCCAGTCAAAACACATGATATAGGAGTTCAAATCATCGTGGCTGACTCCATCCATAGCACCGATTTGCAAAAATTTTAATTTTCCATCTTTAATTTCATTATACCATGTCAAAACTTCTTTGAATGTTTTTGGATTTTTTGGTTGTCTTTTTGTGAGCCATTCCAGTTCCGTTCTCTCTGGCTTTTCAGTGTACCAGCCTGTGCCTTTTGATACGTTAATAATTGATTCAAAATACTCACGATACATTTTGCCAATTTTCTTGAAATTATAATTCTCAGCCGCCCATTCACGGCATGCATGCGGTGAAATTGTTGTGATATTTTTGGCTGCCCACAAAAATTGCTCAAAAGTTCTACAGCGATAACCTGTGACACCATGTTGTACAGTTTCCGTGAAAGCTCCCCAATCAACGGTAATTACTGGGGTACCCGAAAGCATTGCTTCGATTGCCACATAGCCAAAAGGTTCGTTGTAAATTGTCGGGCAAAATAGCCCCATGGCCTCAGACATTAATTTTTTGCGTTTTTCAACATCAGCATAGCCAACATACTCAACATGTTTCGGCCATTCATTTCCTAAATTACAATCACTAGGGCCATGTGTTGTACCTGCAAGTATTAGTTTTTTACCTAATTTCGCTGTCACTTGTGCAGCAATATCAACTCCTTTTGACCACACCATCCTACCACACATTAGAAAATAGTCCTGTTTACCAGACCAATCTTTAAAATCGAACTCGGATAGATCGAATCCTGAAGGAATAACCGCATCGTAAAATTTATACTCGGCAGTTGATACCTTTTCTGGACCTTGTAGAC